CTCAATGAGTGGATTGACGAAGCCCTACGGACTCTTAATGACCGGGGATTCGAATATGGTGATCCGAGGGACAACCTATTACGCATTTACAACATATGCCGCGCCTTCGGTATTCAGTTCAGAGACCCAGCTGACTTGGCATTGGTGTTTATCGCGACCAAACTCTCAAGAATGGTGGAATCCCCAATGCGGGAGGATTCGTATCTCGATCTCATTGGATATGCCGCTATCTTGGCTAGAACCCGATTTACCGATTGGGGCGACTTTGGGTCTTTTTAGGAATAGCAACCCGCATCAATATTGCGATTATTGCAAAGCAAGATACGCGCATTTAGCCAATGGCAAGGAATTAAATGCAGCTGCAAAGAAAGTCGCTTATTGGAAAGTAGTTAGTGAACACCCTAAACGGAGGAATCAAGTTAGATTCTATTGTTTGGAGTGCGCTGAGGACATTCAGCAATGGCCGGATGGAACCTATTACTCATTAAAAGAACAATTATTGGATGGGCTAAAAGATACAGCCCGGAAAGAGGCAATAAATGTCGAATTACCTAGATGATTATGTTGGAGTGCAAGACCGGCTCAAAGCATTTATCAAAGATTTTCCAGATTACAGAATTAAAACCCATTGTTTAGCAGAATCATTAGTAAAGGAGTGCGATGTCTATATCGTCAAAGTGGAGTTATATCGAACTGAAGCTGATCCGGTTCCTTATGCATTGGAACTTGCAGAGACGGGCGCTTTGGGCAGAGCTCTCAACCTTGCTGGATATTATGCAAAGCCGACAGGCAATAAACAGTCACACAGTAAGCCAATTCAAACAACATCTAAGCAATTGGGCGAGTTCGTCAAAGAGCAACGACCCAACGATCCCGAACCAATAGTTCATAACATTGAACATCTAATTGAAACGCTAGGCGCTGAAATAGCCGATGAAGTGCCAATTTGTAATCACGGAGCAATGATTCTCAAGACTGGTGTTAAGGATGGCAACGAGTATCGAGGCTGGGTCTGCTCAAGCCGCGAACGCGAAGCTCAATGTCCGGCTAAATGGATGAAGATTGACTCAGATGGTAAATGGGTGTTTCGTAAGTGAATTTAGACATTCATCCTTTTAAGTGCACAGGCTGCAAATCCGTCACAGCCCAAAGACTAATCCGGACATACGATTGCGCGGATGTTCCGGATAGCCCGGCTGAGGTTTGGTTAGTCGAGTGCCAACGATGCTTCGAGCAAAGAATCATCTACCCAGCCGAACGGATAGCCAACAAGGAAGATGACATAGTGCGCTGCCAATGTGGCAATTGGAAGATGAAGGCGAGTCGATGTCGCATTTGTGCTATTGCTGCCGGTACTGAGACAATTAAACGCAAAGTGTTTACAGGACATCAAGATATCGAGGTCGAAATTGCCAACCTATGAATTCAAGTGCCCTAACTGTGAAATTACAGTAGATCGCAGCTACGCGGTTTATTCAAATCACACAGAATTTTGCGAGGATTGTGGCGTTCAAATGGCGAAAGTGTTTAGTGGCCCCGGAGTAATCTTTAAGGGAGATGGATGGGCAAGCAAAGAGAAGTAGGTCATTGCCCTAACTGCTCGAATGATTCAGATGGCCATTTGGCTTGCTGGTGTAATAACGAATGTTGCGATGATCGCTGGGAGCGCCAAGTAAACACAAGGCACTTCAATATCCATACCGATGAATATGTGGAGCAATTAATCAATTGGGGATTCACACTCGATTTCATTGCTTTAGACGCCGGAATCGATTTAGATAGCCTCAAGATGCGTTTTAGACGAAAAGCCAAAAGGGAGAAGTGGGATGGACATAAAAAAACTAAGTTTGGAATTGGCTGCAATATCGATGATTGCGGATGCTGCCAAGAAGCGTAAGGATGAGCTAAGAGCCCAGCTGCAAGGGGAAATGGATGGCATAGGAGCCGATAGGGTAAAGGCTGAGCTAGATGGCGAGGTAATTGCCTATGTGACTACCAGTAAGCCTAAATTTAAGTGGGAAGTCATATCAGAGCGCAAATTCGTTGAATGGGTAAAAGATAATCATCCTAGCGAGATAGTTGAATCGGTTAGAGAATCGTTTAGAGAAGTAATACTAGATAAATTCAATTATGTAGATGATGCAGCTATTGATCCAAATGGGGAAATAGTTGATTGGTTAGTTGGACATATATCAGAAGCCTATTTAATCACCAAGTTCCATAGTGATGGAAGGGAAAAGTTGAGGGATGCGTTCGTAAGCAATTCCATTGACCCGAAGAAAGTATTGGAGATTGAATAAATGAAAAAGGCTTTGACCTGCGGTTTTGTTAATAAACTTGACAAGCGCGCTACACTCCCTCGGAAGCGGGGCCCGAAGGCAGCCCGCCGCTGGAGCGTTAGGGGCGGGCTTTGCCTATCGCTTGTGCTAGGCCTCTTTTCAAATTCAATATTAGTAACTGATGTAAATGCTTATGGTCTTAACAGAGAACAACAAGATTGGGCATTAGTTGCTATGAATCATTTGGGCGAATTAGAAGAAGCCCAATGTTGGGTGCGCCTTATATGGCAAGAGTCTAGGTTTAATCCCAATGCTCGTAATGGTAGTCATTATGGCTTAGCCCAGATGCGTAATGACATTGTGCGCACACTTACACCAAGGCAACAAGTGCGTATGCATATGCGCTATTTGGATCACAGATACAATGGCAGCGCTTGCAAAGCTGAACGACACTTAATTAAGAAGGGCTGGCATTGAGCAGGGAATACGACAAGACGCATTACAAGAAACTCCGCGAGAAGATACTATCAATGGACAATGCTTGCTATTACTGCGGACAAGAAGCCAACACAATCGATCACTTGATTCCGATTAGTAAGGGCGGAATCAGTAGCGAAGAGAACTGTGTGCCTTGTTGCCATAAATGTAACAGCGGTAAACGCGATCGTATAGCCCCCGGGTCTTTTTTGATGCGTAAGGGGAAACCCACGACCCCCATTGGCATTTTTATACCCGGAACTGGCTCGACCACAAAGCATTATGCTTGAATTGGAATTAACTGAGAACGATTCGGCTGAGATCGTTTCACTTCGGGCTGGTTCGGCTTACCGAGGTGTGGTAAAGCCGCGTATTCACACTAAAATCACCGATTACCCCTCAAAAGGCAAGGAATTCGCCGAATTTTGCACTAAATTTGGTATGAATTTGATGCCTTGGCAAGAGTGGCTTGGCGAGCAAGTGCTACGAGTTCGACCCGATGGCCGGTGGCTAACGCCAGTTCATACAGCTCTAATAGCCCGTCAGAATGGTAAATCTGAGTTTATGATATGGCAGATTCTCTATCGAATCTTCCACTTAAACGAGAATTTAATTGTCCACACAGCTCACAAATTAACTACTTCAGCCGAAATCTTTTATAAAATCTACAACATCATTACCCAACACCCGGAATTGGAATGTCAATTAACAAAAAAGCTTGAAGCCCGAGGATTTCAAGAACTTCAGTTCACAAATGGCCGGAGATATATCGTCCGAGCAAGCAATTCAGCCACTCGAGGAATTAGTCAGCCTTCAAGCATCTTCCTTGATGAAGCCCGGGAGTATCACGATGAAGATGTGTGGAGTTCGTTGCGATATACGCAAATGGCCTCACCCAATCCACAAGCTTTTCTATTTTCTAATGCCGGAGATCAGCACTCAGTCGTATTAAACAAAATGCGAGAACGAGCACTTGCAACAATCCTTACCGATGACTTAAGTTTGGGCTGGTGGGAGTGGTCTGCACCGCCGGAGATCAAATTCGATGGCTCGGCGACATTTTGGGAAGGTGTCGCTCAAGCAAATCCCTCACTCGGACACACAATCCATCCGGACAATATCCGAGCGGTCTTAAATGATCCTGAAGATATTGTTCGGACGGAAGTTCTGTGCCAATGGGTTTCAACAATTAATCCAGTTATCCACCCGTCTCAATGGCAAGCTTGCGCGGTCGAGGGTCTGCGACTTGATGCCAATGCAGATACTTGGTTAGCGATTGATTTATCCCCCGATAGAAGGCAAGCAGCGTTGGTTGCGAGTCAGCGAATCGACAAAGACCGATTCCAAGTTCAGCTTCTCCAAACTTGGACAAATCCCGGCTACCTATCCGACAAGTTAATTGCCAACGATGTCGCCGATTGGTATCGCCGGTTCTCGGTCTTAAAAATTGCTTACTCGGCGCGAACTGCCAGCGCTGTTGCCGCAAGATTAGTCCCGGCTGGCTTGCCTTGCGAGGCAATCGATGGGCAGCCTTACGCGACAAGTTGCGATGAATTCCTGAGTGCTATTTCGAGCGGTCGATTAGCCCATTCGAATCAAGAGGAATTAACGAAACATTGCTTGTCAGCGGTAAGAGTTAATTTTGGCGATGGCGGCTGGGTTATGGGTCGCAAAGTTTCGGCAGCGGTCATTACGGGAGCTGTGGCCGCTGCTATGGCATCTCATTACGCCACACAATCAAATGAGGGTGTCGATATAGTCGTTGCGTAATGCCTATGGCTTACAATCTAAGCAATAATGGGCGCAATTAGAAACTTCTTCTTTCCAGCATCTAAGCCAATCCGGACTTCCGATGTTGAAGCGGCATTAACTCCAGTTCAAATCACCGATTCGGTTTATAACATTCTTGGCGGTGCAACAAATACAACCCGGTCGCTTGC